CATTTGCTCAAGCAGCATATAATACTGCAAATACTGATGTAACAAGTATTAATACTACGCCAGGAACATATGGGAGTACAACAGTTGTTCCAGTAATAAATCTATTAGCAAATGGTAGAGTATCATCAATAACAAATACATCAATATCCACATCTGCTAATAATCTAACTGGTGCAATACCAAGTACAGTTCTTGGTGCTAACTCATTATACATTGGTACTACAACAATTGCATTGAATCGTGCTAGTGCATCTCAAGCATTAACTGGTATCATTTCAATAGACGGTGGAGCACCAGCAGGACAGTTAACTGGTTCTACATTAAGTTCTAATGTCACTTCTTCTAGTTTGACTTCAGTAGGAACAATAACATCAGGAACATGGTCTGGTTCTTTTGGTGCTGTATCTGGTGCCAACTTAACTACTTTAAATGCATCCAATCTATCTTCTGGTACTGTATCTACTGCACAATTAGGTTCTGGTACTGCAAATTCAACAACATACCTAAGAGGTGATAGTACTTGGCAGGTTATTTCTGCATCAGGTGGTGGTGCAACAATCACCGATGATACAACAACCAATGCTACAAGATATGTAACACTGACAAATGCTACATCTGGTACTATGTCTGTTGCAAATACTTCATCATCAAAATTGTACTTCAATCCAAGTACAGGTACATTATCTTCAACAGTATTTAACTCATTGTCTGATGCGTCACAAAAGACAAACATCAAGATAATTGAAAACGCAACAGACACTATCAATCAAATAGAAGGGGTTGAGTTTGATTGGGTAGACAATGGTGAAAAATCATCTGGTGTAATCGCACAACAATTAGAAAAGATATTACCACATTTAATATCAAATAATGATGGTATCAAGAGTGTTAACTATTCTGGTTTAATTGCATACTTGATACAATCCAATAAAGAATTAACAGAGAGAATAGAGAAATTGGAGAATATGATATAGCAGATGAATAAATAAGAATGTTAATCATAATATTTCAATCTGCTTTGTTATAAATGGCCATTACAAATAACAATAAAATAATAAGAAAATTAATAGTTGCCTTTGGCAATCTATTTAATAATATCTCTCTTGTTAGGTACAACACTGATGGTACAGAACAGGAAAGATTCTTAGTGCCAATAACATATGCACCAAAAGAATTGTATGTTCAGAGATTATCTTCTGACCCAGATTTAGATAAAAAAGTACAAATGACTCTTCCTAGAATGTCATATGAAATGATAGGGATGACATATGATTCTTCTAGAAAACAGAACACTAATATTAAAAATTTTGCACAATCTGGTTCTTTATTCTCACAATATAATCCAGTTCCATATAATTTTGATTTTTCATTATTGATTTACACCAGAAACTTTGAAGATGTACATCAAATAGTAGAATATGTGTTACCGTTTTTTACTCCTGATTATACAATAAAAGTTAATCTAATACCAGAAATGGGCGTTACAAAAGAAATTCCCATTGTATTAAATTCAACTGATCGTGAAGTTCTGTATGAGGGTGATAGAGAATCTGACCCAAGAATGATTGTGTGGACATTGAACTTTACTGTTAAAGGGTTTGTGTTTGGTAATATATCTAATGCTAATAAAGGTTTGATATTAAATTCAATAACACACATCTATAACGAAATAACACCAGACTCTGTTATCTATTTTACTTTAGACCCAAATTCTGGAATGGGTACTTACACAATAGGTGAAATGGTTTATCAGGGGTATTCACTTACAACTGCAACTGCAACTGCACAAGTGGTGTCTTTTGATGATACAAATAACAACTTGTATTTAAACAATATACAAGGAAATTTTGTATCTAACTTACCTGTAATTGGTGTTAAATCAAAAGCATCATACAAATTTACATACTACAGTGCAATCACCATAAGTGAAACTCCATCTGTAACAATTGATATACTATCTGAATATGCAAATACAATAATAGATGAAGCAAATAATCTACCAATACAGATACCAGTAGATATATACGACTATCCAAATTTGGCAAATACGTCAGACAATTTCGTTATTGTTACAAAAATAACAGAAACATAAAGGATCAAAATGGCAGGTATAAAACTTTCACAATTACATAGACTAACATCATTAGATCCAGCATCTAATACCACTCTATTGTTAGCATCCGATGAGAGTTACCCTTATTCATCTGTAACTTTTGGGTTGGACGCACTTTTCAATGCTCTAAACACATCATTAACCGCAGATGTATCACAGGCATTTAATAGAGCAAATGATGCTATCATATTAGCACAGAACGCATATGATAATTCCAACACATATCTAGGTAAGATTGATTCTGCTAACACCTTCTTACAGGCAAATGATAGTCTGACACTTTCCAGAGCAATTCAATACACAAATTCTGTTGTATCTTCTAATGTTTCATATGTTTCTGGGGTAGATATTGCACAGAACACCAACATATCTAATACACAAGCTTGGTTGAGTTCCAACGTTGCTTACATTGCTGGCGTAGATGCTACCCAAAATACTAATATCAGCAATTTAAATACTTGGTTAAATTCTAATAACCAATATAACACTGGTGTAAATGCTAGTCAGAATACTAATATTACTAACTTACAAAGTAATTTAAGTTCCAACGTATCATATATTGCTGGTGTAGATTCCACTCAAAATACTAATATTAGTAATCTTAATACATGGTTAAATTCTAACGTTGCTTACATTGCTGGTGTAGATTTAAGTCAGAATACTAACATAAACAACTTGAATGCATGGTTAAATTCTAATGTTGCTTATATTGCTGGTGTAGATGCTACTCAGAATACCAATATCAGTAATCTACAAAATGCCTTAAATTCTAATGTATCGTATAATGATGGTGTTAATGTTTCCCAGAATACTAGCATCAGCAATTTAAATACTTGGTTAAATTCTAATGTATCATATGTTGCTGGTGTTGATTACACACAGAATACTAATATATCTAACTTAGGTAATTGGTTAAATTCTAATGTATCATTTATTGCTGCTGTAGATGCTACTCAAAACTCATGGATTAGTTCTAATGTTGCATATTTTACGGGTGTTGATTTAAGTCAGAACACTAGTATTAGTAACTTACAAAGTGGTTTAAGTGCTAATGTTGTTTATATTGCTGGTGTAGATGCTCAACAAAACACATGGATTAGTTCTAATGTTGCATATTTTGTTGGTGTTGATAACAGTCAAAACACTAATCTACAAACAGCAAATACTTTCTTACAAGCAAATGATTTATTAACACTATCATCTGCTAAATCATACACAGACACATCAATATCTGGATTAAACAATTCTATATTAACATATGTTGGTGGTGTAGATGCTCAACAAAACACATGGATTAGTTCTAATGTTGCATATTTTGTTGGTGTTGATGCTACTCAGAATACTAATATAACAAATTTAACAACTTGGTTAAATGCTAATGTTGTTTATACACAAAATATAAATGATAGTCAGAATACAAATATTAGTAATTTAAATACATGGTTAAGTTCCAATGTATCATATATTGCTGGTGTTGATTTAAGTCAGAATACCAATATCAGTAATTTAAATACTTGGTTAAATTCTAACGTTTCTTATATTGCTGGTGTGGATTTAAGTCAGAATACTAATATTACTAACTTACAAAGTAATTTAAGTTCTAACGTTTCTTATATTGCTGGTGTGGATTTAAGTCAGAATACTAATATTACTAACTTACAAAGTAATTTAAGTTCTAATGTTGCTTACATTGCTGGTGTGGATGCTACACAGAATACCAATATCAGTAATTTAAATACATGGTTAAGTTCTAATGTTGCTTATATTGCTGGTGTAGATTTAAGTCAGAATACTAATATCAGTAATTTAAATACTTGGTTAAATTCCAATAACCAATATAATACTGGTGTAAATGCTAGTCAGAATACAAGTATATCAAATTTACAAAGTGGTTTAAGCGCCAATTTACTCTACATCAAAGGGGTAGATGATAGTCAAAACAACAGTATAACTAATACTCAATCGTGGTTAACTTCTAATGTAGCATATTTACAATCCATAGAAAATTCACAGAATACCTATATTTCATCCGTATTCAATACTGCCAACGTTGGAAATACTTTTGTCAATTCTGGTGGAACAGTTTTTGGCAGCGTCACTATATCCAATGATGCTTTGATTAAAGGAAACCTATCAGTATTAGGAACAACCACCACAACATATTCGTCATCTATTCAAGTAGGTGATTCATTATTATTACTTGCAAACAATAATACACTATCAGATTCTGTTGATATTGGATTTGTTGGTACATATAACGTTAGTGGTAATGCATACACAGGACTTTTCCGTGATCCAATATTAAAAGAATACATCTTCTTCAAAAACTATACACCTAAAGTTCAGTCAAACACACTCATCAATATTGCTGATCCATCTTTTACATATTCAAATGTATATTCTGCATATTTCAAAGGAAATGTCATAGCTTCTAATGTTGTAGTTAATGGAACTGATATAATCAATTTCACAACATCTGTATTCAATACTCAAAACACTAATATAAGTAACCTCAATAGTTGGTTAAATTCTAATATTGCTTATATACAGAGTATTAATAATGCTCAAAACACAAACTTACAGTCTGCTAACACCTTCTTACAAGCAAATGACTTATCAACATTAAATCAGGCAAATTATTATACTAATATAACAGTTGCTTCTAATTCTAGTTCTATATTAGCATATGTTGGTGGGGTGGATGCTCAACAAAATACATGGATCAGTAGTAATGTTGCTTACATTGCTGGTGTTGATGCTACACAGAATACATGGATCAGTAGTAATGTTGCTTACATTGCTGGTGTTGATGCAACTCAAAATACTAATATCAGTAATTTAAATACTTGGATTAGTTCTAATGTATCATATATTGCTGGTGTTGATGCTACTCAAAATACCAATATCAGTAATTTAAATACATGGTTAAATTCTAATAACCAATATAACACTGGTGTAAACGCAAGTCAAAACACCAATATAACCACTACTCAATCATGGTTAAGTTCTAATGTTGCTTATATTGCTGGTGTAGATTTAAGTCAGAATACTAATATAACCACTACTCAATCATGGTTAAGTTCTAACGTATCATATATTGCTGGTGTAGATGCAAGTCAGAATACCAATATTGGTAATCTTAATACATGGTTAAATTCTAACGTTGCTTACATTGCTGCTGTAGATTTAAGTCAGAATACTAATATCAGTAATTTAAATACTTGGTTAAATTCTAACGTATCATATATTGCTGGTGTAGATTTAAGTCAAAACACTAATATAACCAATACACAATCTTGGTTATCTGCAAATATTTCCTATATTGCTGGTGTAGATTTTACACAGAACACTAATATTAGTAATTTAAATACTTGGTTAAATTCCAACGTTGCTTATATTGCTGGTGTAGATGCTACTCAGAATACAAGTATCAATAACATTATTTCTTGGATTGGTGCTAACAATTCATATTTTCAAGGTATAGAGAACTCACAGAATACTAGTATCACCAACTTGCAGAGTGGTTTAAGTGCTAATGTTGCTTATATTGCTGGTGTAGATGTTACACAGAATACAAGTATCACTAATTTGCAGAACGCATTAAGTGCTAACTTACTTTATATCCAAGGGGTAGACGTTTCTCAGAACTCTAGCATATCAGGACTGACTATACAGATTAGTTCTAACGTTGCTTATACTCAAGGGGTTGATGCTCAACAGAATACTTGGATCAGTGCTAATAATAGTTATTTCCAAGGTGTATTAAATGGACAAAATACCAGTATTGGTAATCTTAATACATGGGTAAGTTCTAACGTTGCTTATACTCAAGGGGTTGATGCTCAACAGAATACTTGGATTAGTTCTAATGTAGCATACTTCCAGGGTATTGAGAATACTCAAAATACTAATATTACAACAGCAACCAATTTAGCACAGGGTGGATATAATAAAGCAAACCTGTCTATCAGTATACTTGGATGGCAACCAAATGCTGTGATATTTGCCAACTCTGGTGGTTATTTGGCAAATGATGCTTCACACATAGCATTCGTTACATCAAATAACACTTTAGTTGTTTCAAATATTTCTGTTCCGACAATATACACAACAGTGGGTGGTATTGTATTCCCAGATGGAACCACACAAACAACATCAACATATATTGCACCTGTTGATTTAACTGCTAGAGCAATTGCCCAATCAGCATTTATTCAGGCAAATACTGCATCAAACAATACAGTATATACTTTTGGTGTAGATGCAAGTCAGAATACTAGAATATCAACACTAGAAGCAAATACCATTTATACTTTTGGTGTAGATGCACAACAAAATACTAATATTACTGGTGTAGGTACATTTGCTCAAGCAGCATATAATACTGCAAATACTGATGTAACAAGTATTAATACTACAGCAGGAACATATGGGAGTACAACAGTTGTTCCAGTTATTACTTTACTTGCAAATGGTAGAGTTTCATCAATAACAAATACTGCAATATCAACATCTGCTGGTAATTTAACTGGTACTATTCCTAATACAGTATTAGGTAATTCATCAATTTATGTTGGTACTACAGCAGTTGCTTTAAATAGATCATCAGCACCTCAAACATTAACTGGTGTGAGTATTGATGGTAATGCTGGTACTGTAACAAACGGTATATACACCACCAATTACAACTCGTACTCACCAACACTAACAGGTGGCGGTGCTTCTGGTTCTTGGAGTATTAGTGTAACTGGTTCTGCTGGTTCTGTTGCAGCTTCTGGTATAACAGGAACGATTCCTACTGCAACATTAGGTTCTGGTACCGCAAATACAACAACATATTTAAGGGGTGATAACACTTGGCAGGTTGTTTCTGCATCAGGTGGTGGTGCTACAATAACAAATGACAATTCAACCAATACCAATTATTACCTTGGTATGGCAGGTATTACTTCTGGTTCTTGGACTACTGCATATGTTTCATCAAATGAATTGTATTTCAACCCAAGCACAGGAACACTTAATGCAACCATATTTAACTCATTATCAGATATATCATTAAAGGATAATATTACATCATTAAATAATTGTACTGACATTATAAATATGGTAAATCCTGTAGGATACACATGGAAGAAATCTGGTAAGAAATCATATGGTGTAATTGCTAATGAACTTGAAAAGATACTTCCAGAATTGGTTTCAGAAAATGATGGAATTAAATCCGTAGAATATAACTCATTAATAGCATTCTTAATTGGTGCAGTACAAGAGTTATCTGATAGAATAGAGATATTGGAGAATAAGTAATGTCAGTTGGTAATCCAAGTAACTTTCAAAAAGACGATCCAATATTTGGAAGTATAGATTTAGATGATGAGTATATTACTGATCAATGGTTAGTTGATCAGTTTGTTGGAAATACTTTGTTTGCATGTGGATATAATGCAAATGGTCAATTAGGTAATGGAACAATAGTATATTATTCTTCACCAATACAAGTGGGATCATTAACTAATTGGAAACAAGTTTCTTGTGGATATAAACATACAGCAGCAATAAAAACTGATGGTACTCTATGGACATGTGGATATAATATAACTGGAACATTAGGTAATGGAACAATAGTATATTATTCTTCACCAATACAAGTGGGATCATTAACTAATTGGAAACAAGTGTCATGTGGAGGCACCCATACAGCAGCAATAAAAACTGATGGTACTTTGTGGACATGGGGATATAATAATTGGGGAAATTTAGGTAATGGAACAGTAATAAGTTATTCTTCACCAATTCAAGTAGGATCATTAACTAATTGGAAACAAGTTGCTTGTGGCGGCCGCCATATGGCATCAATAAAAACTGATGGTACTTTGTGGACATGTGGATATGGTCTTTTTGGTCAATTAGGTAATCCGCCGCAGACACTTCCTAGAAATTATTCTTCACCAGTACAAGTAGGAACATTCACTAATTGGAAACAAGTTGCTGGTGGAGCAATTCATACAGCAGCAATAAAAACTGATGGTACTTTATGGTCATGGGGGAATGGTACTAATGGTCAATTAGGTATTGGGGCAACACCAACATCAAGAAGCAGTCCTACACAAGTAGGAACATTAACTAATTGGAAACAAATTGCTTGTGGAAGTTTGTTTACAGCAGCAATAAAAACTGATGGTACTTTATGGTCATGGGGAGACTGCGCTGGAGGTCAATTAGGTAATGGAACAAATATCACATATTCTTCACCAATACAAGTAGGATCATTAACTAATTGGAAACAAGTTGCTGGTGGAACAATTCATACAGCAGCAATAAAAACTGATGGTACTTTATGGTCATGGGGAGGTAATGGTAATGGTCAATTAGGTAATGGAACAACAGTAAACTATTATTCACCAATTCAAGTAGGATTATTAACTAATTGGAAATATGTTAATGGTAATTATAATACTACAGCAGCAATACCTTTCGCAGATATAACATAATTATTAGGGTTTATAGAAATGAATTATATATTAGTAAAAAATCAAGAACAAGTATTTTTAGGTCCATTTGATTGGAAACCTAGATATATTCAATCTGAAATTGATCAATTAATTGAAGATGGTGAATTAAGTACATTTTATCAAGTTCCACCAGTAGAACAAGGTTATATTGATATTGGAGATGGGTTTGAAATAATTCCTATTACTGATTCATCTATACCTGCTATTGATCCTCTTTTTGAAGATCCTATTGGTCCTTTCTATACCTATGCAAATAATAATGCAACAGTTACTTATTCTAAACAAGATAGACCATTACATTTTATTAAATCTGATTTGATACAACTTGCTGGTTCAATAAGATATAACAATGAGGTTGCAGGAACAACTGCAAATACTTCTGTTGGTTCTATTTCAGTTTCTACAGATAGAGATAGTAGATTACAATATTCCAACCTATTATCATCAATGGGGTCTAATACAATCAATTTTAAAACTGGTACTGAATTTGTCACATTAACCAGTAATGATATGCAGATTATTGTAAATACTATTCATAATCATGTTCAAGAACAGTTTGATTGGGAATTACAAACAATTAATGAATTAAATACAATAGATAATATTGATGATTTTAAATCAATATTATTAAATAAATTAACTCCACCAACAGAGAATACTGGATTACCAAATGCCTAGTAATTTTGATCAGTATCATCCATATACGGGATTTCAAGTAACTGACCCAAATACCAGTAATACTCAAGATTTAGGTCAAAGGTATACTACCAAATCTTATTTACTTGATGTTTATCCTAATATTGCAAGTACTTTAGGTGCAAGAACAAGTCCTGGATTATGGACATGGGGACAAAATAATAATGGTCAATTAGGTAATGGAACAACAACAGGTTATTCTTCTCCTATACAAATAGGAACATTAACCAATTGGAAACAGGTTTCTATGAATTCAAGCGGGGCAGGAATTAAAACTGATGGAACTGTATGGACATGGGGTTATAATTTTTTGAGTCAGCTAGGTATTGGAGTATATAATATAAATTATTCTTCACCAATTCAAGTAGGATCATTAACCACATGGAAACAAGTTTTTTGTGGATATAATAACATAGCATCATTAAAAACAGATGGAACTCTGTGGATGTTTGGTGGAGATAATAACTATGGCGAAATGGGTAATGGATCATCTGTTGTTATGTATTCTTCACCAATACAAGTGGGGGCATTAACGAATTGGAAACAAGTTTCTTGGGGATCTCAACATATAGTAACAGTAAAAACTGATGGAACTTTATGGACATGGGGAATTAATAATCAAGGTCAATTAGGACTTGGAACGGTAACAACATTTGGTTATTTTTCACCACTACAAGTAGGAACATTAACTAATTGGAAACAAGTTTCAAGTTTAAACAATTTTTCAGCAGCAATTAAGACAGATGGTACTTTATGGGCATGGGGAAACAATCAATATGGTCAATTAGGTAATGGGGCAAATGGTGTATATTATTCATCCCCAATACAAGTGGGATCATTAACTAATTGGAAACTGGTTTCCGTTGGAGGAAGACATTTATCTGCTATTAAAACTGATGGTACATTATGGACTTGTGGATATAATGGTTGTGGTCAATTGGGTAATGGAACAGGAATATATTATTCATCCCCAATACAAGTGGGGGCATTAACTAATTGGAAACAAGTTGCTTGTGGATACCAACATGTTGTGGCAGTAAAAACTGATGGAACTTTATGGACATGGGGATATAATTTTAATGGACAATTAGGTAATGGAACAACAACAACATATTCTTCACCAATACAAGTGGGATCATTAACTAATTGGAAACAAATTTCTGCTGGCAAAAATAATACAGCAGCAATTTCAGACGGATATATTTAAAATTATGAAAAACATTATTATTTGTGACAACTTTTATAGTGATATTGAACCACTTTCTAATATCATTTCTACTATGGAATTTGAAAGTGATATCTATGGAGAAGAAATAAAAGACTTCTCATATATCCCAGAACAATTACATAGTTTGTTTAATGGAATTCTAAATGAACCAGTAGAAATACAACCAAATACTGGTGTATTCAGAAAACCAAATTCAGCAGTTCTATTTGAGAATTTTTATCAACATGCATTATGGAAATGTATTGTGGCACTTGAAGATACTGTATTAAAAATACATGAACAAGAAGGTATTAAAACATTCTTTAATGTAGATAATGTTGAAGACTTTGTATTAAACAATTCTTTTGATTCTTCAAAATGGAATACTGTAAATTCAATAAATATCAAGAAAAATGATTTTGTTTTCATTAGACCTTGGTTTTGGCATAGTCTAGAAGAAAATAAATTAGTACAAGTATTTCTATTGAACCAAGAAATTAAGGAAGAATAATGGCACAGTTTCCATCGGGTTATACATTTTCTAGAACTGCTCAAAATTTTGTAATTTGGAGTGAACAATATATTACTCCTTATTGGGATGTTACATCATATCCTATGACTATTGTTCCTAATGCAACTACTGCGCCAGATGGTACGAATACTGCGTACTCTGTAACAGGCACCACCACAGGTGTCGGTGGTTTATTTGCACAAACTGTTTCAGCATCTACTGGTATAGGTTCTGGTATACAAACATCTTCAATATATGCCAAAGCAAACACCACAACACAGTTTACATTAAATTGTTACTATGGTGGAGATACCGAAGTTAATGTCACATTCACATTAACAGGAGCAGGATCTGCTACTGCTGGTGGAACGATTGTTAGTATCGGTAATGGGTGGTATAGATGTTCAATACAGACACCAGCAATGATAACTGCTAATGCATCATTTGCATATCGTGTATGGCCACAATTAAGAGGTAATCTAGCAGCAGTTGGTTGTTACTTCTGGGGTGCTGCTGTAAATAATGGTTCTACTTTATTACCATACATCGGAACTCTAGATAAACAATTAAATCAAAATTTTGGATCAGTTCCTGTTGATATGGCAGATATGTTTGTCCGTAAGGAATTATTTTTGAATGCTGGATTGTGGACATGTGGATATAATAATAATGGAGGATTAGGTAATGGAACAACAGTAAACTATTCTTCACCAATACAAGTTGGTTCATTAACTAATTGGAAACAAGTTGCTGGTGGATTTGGACATACAGCATCAATTAAAACTGATGGTACTCTATGGACATGTGGATCTAATCAATATGGTCAATTGGGTAATGGAACAACATCAAATTATTCTTCACCAATTCAAATAGGATCATTAACTAATTGGAAACAAGTTTCTGCTGTATATTATCATACAGCATCAATAAAAACTGATGGTACACTATGGACATGGGGATGGAGTCTTTATGGTCAATTAGGTAATGGAACAATAGTATATTATTCTTCACCAATTCAAGTAGGAACATTAACTAATTGGAAACAAGTTGCAGGTGGTGGTTATCATACAACATCAATTAAAACAGATGGTACTTTATGGACATGTGGATATAATGGTTCTGGTCAATTAGGTAATGGAACAATAGTATATTATTCTTCACCAATACAAGTAGGATCATTAACTAACTGGAAACAAGTTGCTGGTGGATTAGTACATACAGCAGCAATAAAAACTGATGGTACTTTATGGACATGTGGATCTAATCAATATGGTCAATTAGGTAATGGAACAACATTAAATTATTCTTCACCAATTCAAGTAGGAACATTAACTAATTGGAAACAAGTTGCAGGTGGTGGTTATCATACAACATCAATAAAAACTGATGGTACTTTATGGACATTTGGATACAACAATTATGGTCTATTAGGTAACGGAACAACATTAAATTATTCTTCACCAATTCAAGTAGGAACATTAACTAATTGGAAACAAGTTGCTGGTGGACTTTATCATACAGCATCAATTTCATCACCAGATTTACCTGCATAATATATCACATATATAATATTGTAATGAATATATTATTAGGAGTTTGCAATGAAAAAGTACAATTTTATCTCTGGTCTCCCAAGAAGTGGAACCACCCTTCTTTCAACGATTCTCAAACAGAATCCAAAGTTTGAAGCATCTATTTCTGGTCCTTTAGCAAGATTTACTAGAGCAGTTATTCAAGAATCATCTTCTCAGGGTGGTTATCGTTTTGAATGTCCACCAGAAAAACGCAAGAAACTTATCAATGGTTTATTTGAAAATTATTATGACGATCCTACCAAAGAAGTTGCTTTCAATACTAACAGAGGATGGGGATTACTTCTTCCTACCATCAAAGACCTTTATCCCGAATCAAAGTTAATTCTTTGTGTTCGTGATATTTCTCAAATTTTAAATTCATTTGAGTGGTTATTAAGAAAACAACCGTACGTTTTTTCTTCCATGTTTTCTCCAGAAGAAAATACTAATGTTTATACTCGTTGCGAAACATTGATGAATCCGGGAAGAACTCTGGGGTTTGCTTATAATGCAGTTAAACAGGCGATTACTTCTGAATATAAATCTTCAATTATGATTATTGAATATGATAAATTAGCCAAGAATCCAGAGTTTATTATGAAGACTCTATATAATTTTATTGAGGAACCATATTTTGAACATGATTTTAATGACGTAGAAGCATCTTATACCGATTTTGATGAAGATGTCCAAATTGAAAATTTACATACTACTAGAAAAAAAGTAGAATTTAAACCGCAAGATATGATTATTCCTCCAGATATTCTTCAAATGGTGAAAAATATGGAAGTCTGGAAATGATTTATAATATCACAAAATCCACATTTGGTACTTTAGGTACTAGATGTGGAGACCTGATTGCTATTTGTAATATCATTGAATATCTTAGAAAGACCAAAGAACAACATATACAATTTTACATTCCAAAATATGTTCTAAATCAAGACGATTATATTCATAAATTCTATGATTATCTTTGTGATATCACAGATTACTTTTCCAAAGAAGAAGGGTTTCTAGAACTACCATTCTTCAATGTTTCGGTATGGGATTTTAGATCCATCATTGGTGACCATGTAATCATTAAAAATCCAATTGGAAACATGGATTATAAAGTCGTTATATTTCCACTATATGATGCAGAATATAATAATCAAAGAAATTGGTCTATTGATTGTATGAATGATATTTTAAATGAATGTAGAACGAAATATCCTCATCACAGAAAAGTTATTTGCTCAAAAGAACCACCACCAGATGGACTATTTGATTATTCTGGATTTGAAATATCAACAGATTTCATAACAAATATTCATCATATAGAAACTTCTATGGTATTTTATGGTGGTGATACTGGTGTTTCTCACTTTGCATCTGTATTGGATAATGGTCCAGAATTGAATTATATATATTCAAATAGGTGTTTATTACACACAACTCCTTTCTATTCTATAGGTGAAAATAGTAAAGGAAAATTGAGAACATTTTGGTTAGATTTTATGGGAGACGCGAAGTGGGACTTAAAATAAATTTAGGTAGTGGGTTTAAAAGAATTGATGGATTTCTTAATGTAGATGATGATCCTTTGGTTGAACCAGATTATATTGTCAATCTAGATGATGTTAATATCAAACTTCCCTTTGAAGACAGTTCTGTAGAAGAAATCAGAGCACACCACATTCTTGAACATATCGGTGATGGATTCATTCCATTAATGAAAGAGTTATATCGTGTATCAGAACATGGATGTATTCTTGATATAATTTCTCCAAACGAAACCCACTCAGCTTTTCATGGCGATCCAACACATAAAAGAGCAATCAATGTAAATGTGATGTACATGTTTTCCAAAAATTACATCAAGTACCATATAGAAAAACACAATTCCAGTACTGGAATGGCACTTAAATATGATATCAATTTTGATGTAATCCATTATGAATTTGAATATGACCAATTCTATGTTCCTATGCTAGAGGACTTCTTCAAAAGAAAAGAAGAAGGGAAAGTATCACCAGAAGAGGATTTTGGTGTCCAACGACTTCTTAGAGAAGCAAATAATGTAGCAATGAATAATATTATCAAATTGGTAGCAGTCAAGGAATAACTATGGATCAGAATGATACTTATGGTGAAGGTGACCCTTTAGTTTTTATAGTCAAACAACTAATTAAAGGTCAATATGAAGAATTAGCAGAACAAGTTGTTGATGTTTTTGCAAATGCAGCAATACATATTGAATCTGTTAATACTATATCAAAACTTTATTATGATGTCAGAAATTATGACAAGGCAGAGAAATTTACATTAAAAACATTGGATATGTGTGAGACGAATGAACAGAGATATAATGTTCGTGCCAATTTGGGTAAATTGTATAATAATTTTAATGAACCTGTCAAGTCGTTATTTTATTCAAAACAGAATCTTGCAGTTAATCCAAACAATCCAGATACTTTATTGGAAATGGTATTCTCCTATTTTCTCAATGGTCAAAAAGAACCAGCAGAAAAAATTCTTAGAGAACTGAAAGAAAGAGAACATGAACTTGGAGAAAGACACAGAAATATCGTAAATTTCAATCTTGGAACTTATGATATGGAAGCAGGACATTTCTTGAAAGGTCTTGGTGGATTCCTCATTAATGTTAAAAAACTAGAACTTTGGTTTAACCATGAAGAAATTCCATTGAAGTATTGGACTGGTGGGTTATATCCAGGCAGAACTTTGATTTTCCATATGAATGGTGGTGGATTTGGTGATTCTTTTATCGCAATCTCATATTGGAATAAATTAAAAGCAGCAGGATTTAATCCAGTATATTCCAATTCCAATAAAGATATTGTTGATATATTCAATCGTTGTGGTTACACTTCTGTTACTGATTGGAGAGATGTCAAAGATCCAGATGCATTATGGTGTTTTGCATTTGAAGTTCCTTTATATCTCAACATGAAACCACAAATAATGTTAACCGAACATTATTTGTGGGCATCAGATCAAGCAAGAGAAAAATGGAGTTGGTTAAAGGAACGTAAGAAACTTAAAGTAGGTGTCAGGTTCATTGGTAACATGCGAAATAATGCTTTGCTTTATAGACATATTGAACTTGACAATATGATGAATTTCTTACATGAAACTTTTGAGGGACAAGATGTAGAATACTATTCACTACAAAAGGGTGATGGTGAAGAAGAGGCAAGGAAATGTCCAGAATTAATTGATGTTGCAGGTCAAATCAATTCTTTTGATGATACTATTGCATTGATAGAAAATCTAGATATAGTTATTTCCACATGTACTTCTGTGGTTCATATTGCAGGTGCAGTTGGAACCAAAACCGTAGTGTTTGTTCCTATAGCCGCATACTTCACATATTTAACACCGACATTAGAAGGAAGACCACCACACACAAGTCCTTGGTATAGTGACAGCTTCAGATTCTTTAGACAAGTAAAACCAAAAGTTTGGGATGAACCCATGTTGGAAGCAAAAGAATACATTAAAGGACATTTACTTGAAAATAATGAATAATATATTTCTAGTCCCATCAGGGATATATACCAAGCAAACTTTATTCTCTGTAGAAGATAGGATAAATCAAACAATAGAAACTGCAATTGACATTCGTAAAAAAGTTCCAGATGTAAAATTGTATCTATTAGAGGGTGGTGATAAATCACTATCATTTGATGAGAGGTCTAAATTTCTAGAAGTGTATGATGATGTTTTAGATTTCACAGGTCATGAAGTAATTAAATTTTCGCACCAGTTGGGTGGTGGGACAATGAAAAGTTCTTGTGAAACCTATATGTTAATGCAATCCATTAAATTGCTTAATGTACCAGAACAATCAAGAATTTTTAAGATATGTGGAAGGTATAGATTGTCTGATAGATTTGATTTAAGTAAACATCATAGTGCAACTGGAAAATATTTGTTTAAGAATAAGGAACCAGGATTAGAGTTCATTGCAGAATATACCAAGTCAAAAACTTCATTGTATCGTTATGAAACTAGATTGTTTTCTTTCTGTGGATCAATATTTGATACTGTTGTTAAAGACTTTGAAAAGATATTCTATAGTTTGATTGATATGTATTCAAACAATTTATATAATGATGTAGAACATATGACATATATGGTATTAGACCAATCTCTAGTTTTAGACACAGATTGTATTGGTGTAGCTGGACTTCGTGGTGAAGAGAAAGATTCAATTATAGATGAGTAATGACATGAGTGATTTTTATACTTTTATAGTAACATCAACTATTAATGCATCTGTTCAAGGTGGTGTTAATGTATATGGAACGGCAAATAGGTTTGAAGAAACATTAAAAACTTTTGATTCTATCAGAAGTAAAGTTCCCAATGTTAAAATTATATCTATAGACAATTCTAATATTCCATTGACAGAAGAACAAAAAGAAATTATCAAATCAAAAGTAGATTACTTTCACCAAATAGATCACAATATTTTCACACTATTCGTCAATAGAATAGGTTCTAAAGGAATGGGTGAATCATACATTATGTATGAGGCACTTAATATTATAGAAAAGAATAATTTGTTAGGTAAAAGAGTATTTAAAATAACTGGAAGATATTGGTTGGCAGATTCTTTTGACATTTCATTCTATGAAAAACCGGAACTTATTGGTAAATATGCTCATAAAATAAATCAATGGGATGTAAGCACCGATAATTTTGTTAGTCATAGAGAAAGAGTTGTGTATTTTGAAACCAGATTATGGTCTTTCTGTTGGACATTATTTGACAACTATAGAGAATTAATTCAAGTTATATTTGATACACAGGCAAGCAATGTAGGAAGACCTATGTGTAATCTGGAAAGGAGTCATTGGTACCATACACCAAGAGATAAACTATATGAATTAGAAACTGCCCATGTAGAAGGTTATACTGCCCATGATGGTGTTTATAAGTTTGAATAATAAACTGACATAAATAGTTGATAACTCAATAGAGATTAACTATGGCAGATATAACTTCAAGAGTAGATTTTAAAAATTATTGTCTTCGTAGACTTGGTTTTCCAGTAATAGAAATTAACGTAGATGATGATCAAATAGAAGACAGAATTACCGATGCTATTCAATATTTTGTTGATAGACATGCTGATGGTACACAGAAAATCTATTATGTTCGTTCATTAACAGCACAAGATTTGACTAATAGATATTTAGATTTAAGTCCAACTGTTGCTGTAGACGATCATGGTAATCATGTGGATATTGTTGGTGTTACACGTATATTTCCTATTATGGATTCACAAGCAACCATCAACATGTTTGACTTGAGATATCAATTACGTTTAAATGAACTCTACGACTTCACCTCTGCCTCATACATCAACTATACACTCACACAACAACACTTACGATCACTAGAGATTATGTTCACTGGTGAGGTTCCTATTCGCTTTAATAGACATATGAAAAAACTCTATATTGATTGGGCATGGGGTTCTCAAGAAGCACCAGCTGGAACAATTGTTGTTGCTGAATGTTATGCTACTTTGAATCCTGATGCATATCCTTGGGTGTATAATGATAGATGGTTAAAGGAATATGCCACAGTACTTATTAAAATGGCATGGGGTGCTAACTTAAAGAAGTTCAATAATATTCAACTACCAGGTGGTGTTACGCTCAATGGTGATAAAATTTATGATGAAGCAAATCAGGAAAAACTGAGACTTGAAGATGAGATGGAGTCACAACATGGTGGTGTTTTGGAATTTTTCTTAAATTAAAATATGAAATACACAATTTATAGAATAACCAATAAAATTAATAACAAATCATATATTGGTTTTACTAGGAAGAAAATAGAAGAAAGATTTAAAGAACATCTATATGAATCTCACAACAAAAATTCTA